CGCCGGGGACGTCCAAAAATACACGGAAAAGTGGGTCGGCAATGGACACCGCTACATATCTTGGGTAGAGGGCAGTACACGTTATTTTGCTGCTATCTCAAACAGCGAGTCACAGGGCGTAGAGCTTTGGGCAACCTTTAGCGAGGTCGAAGAGACTCCGGTAAACGTACCGACAAGTGAGCTTGAACAGGAAGATGGTGTAGCCACCCTTACTACCGATATCGGTGTCAATGCCCGTAAAAATGGGCCAAACGGTGATATTGTTAGAACGTATCAACCAGGTGCGCAAATACGATACTACTGGAAATGGGTCGGCAACGGCCATCGGTATATCGTATGGCAGGAAGGACCTGACTATATCTTTTTAGCCGTATCCGGATCAGAGGCACAAGGCGTAGAGCCGTGGACCACGTTTGCAAAACCGGAAGAAGTAGAAGAGCCCGAAGAAAATCCAGGTCCTTCGACTGGTGCGGGAGATACACCGGAGCCGGAACAACCAGCCGATGATGAGTGGGATTCGGAAGAGCCTGACCTTGAGCCAGTACTGTTAGAATCTGGCCAAGGATTGACCGTGCATACGGCGCTAGTGGATAAGAGCAAGTACAAGTACAAATGCCCTTACGTGATGACACCACAGTACGTCACGGTCCACAATGCCGGTACCAACGGAAATCCAAGTGCTGAAACGCTTAATAAGAGTATGGGAAGTACTGACGAGCAGAAGTCCTGGCATCTTAGTGTAGATGATAAAGGCGCATGGCAAGGTATCCCACTCAACCGTAACGCCTGGCACGCCGGAGATGGTGCTAAGGGTGAGGGCAACCGTAATACCATTGCTATTGAGATTTGCTGTGATATGTATGACTCCGATGGTGACGGCTCGTACAATGATAAGTCTGGGTCAGTTGATCCACGTTGGGAAAAGGCACGAGACAATGGAGCTCTTGCAGCAGCAATCTTGCTTGACAAATACGGTTGGGATATCTCACATTTGAAAAAACATCAGGATTGGAAAATGTCAGATGGAAAATATAAATATTGTCCACATCATATACTTAATGATGGCTGGGATGATTTTGTAGAGTTGGTACAGACCAGATTGGATATGATCCAGGATCAACCAGCAGATCCGGAAACGCCGGAAGAAGGTGATACAATCGATGGTGGATTGGTCAACAAGCTGGTGAAACTGTTGATTAAGCTTGTTAATAAGCTGCTTAGTATTTTTAAATAA